CTTCCTTCAATCGAGATTTCAAGTTACGCCCTGCCATCTCCCATAGCTTTTGTTGGGCCTCAACTAGGTTCTTCTCAATTTGTAAGCGTTGCGTAGCCGTCATCTGAGCATTAGCTAGCTCGTCCTTCGAGTAGTCGATATAGGCCTGTAGTTGTTCGGCCAATATCGCATCGGACTGTTCTTGTGTGAGGTGGCCAAGTTTCACCAGGTTGGACTGATGATCTAGCGCTTCCGATGTTTGCGTATAGGCAAGCTCTCTGATTTTCTGTTCAGTATCAGCGACGAGTTTCAATCGTTCCGACTCTGCCTTCTTCTCAGCGAGTTTCTTATCGCCTACAGCCTTGGTGTACTCACGAACGTTATCATCAATTTGAGCCTTTTGTGCATCGGACTCGGTCTTGATAAGTTGTAATCGGTCCCCTGTACGTTCAAGGTCAAGTTTCGTAATATCTTCATTCATCTTACGAACACGGATTGTTTGATTACGTTCCGCCTCCGCTAGTTTCTTTTGATATACTTCTTCGTTCTTGGCTCTTGCCTCGGCCACTAAATTGGAGTTGGCCAACGCTTGCGCGTTAGCGTTCTTAAGGGCATCATTAGAGGCTGATGCGCTTGCAGATGCGCCTACCAATTTAGCCGTATCCACATACCCAGTAACCGCTCCAAAGTCTCCCTCAACGGACTGTTTAGCGACTACGCCTGTGCTAGAGTTAGCGCCAGTGTATCCGCCGTTACCATCGGAGATTACGATGTGATTATCTCCAAGAACTACGACGCCATCACCTGCTTGAGGTGTATATCCATCACCAGCCGGATGCCATGCGCCCGCAGCTGCTGCCGCGTCCATAATGGAAGGAACATAACGGGGTACGTCCTTTCCGAAAGTTTCCTTAACGGAATCAGCGAACAACTTGCCACAATCCGTAGCCCAAGTACCATCGGCGCCTAGTGAGTAGGCCTTGCCAAGTTGAGCATTAGCTGCAGCTAATACGCCGGAAGCTTCACCGCTACCACCGCCTACGCTGTTAAGCCCCGCTGCGGAACGAATAATATCTCGAATGTTCTTATTGTTCGATTCATATTGGTTCTTAGCGTTGAGCTTATCAATCTCGTACTGACTTCCGTCAATCTCCAACGATTGGAGCGTTAGGCTTCGAATCATATCGTTAAGACGTTCCACGGAGCTAGCTAATTTTTCAGCCGCTTGTTCTGCTTTCTTAGCTGCCGCTTCTTGGGCTTTCGCCGCTTTACCGGCTTCCTCATTAGCCTTATTAATGGCTTCGTTATTCGATAAGCCGTTCTTAGCGTTCTCGATTTCCTGGTCTAGCTTGGCCTGTTCCTCTTCAGCTTTCTTCTTCGCCGCGTCAGCCTCTTCTTTAGCCTTCATCGCAGCATCGATTTGAGCGCCTTCCTCCTTAGTGGCTAGGCGGTCGTTCTTAATCAAGCCGAAGAAGGAACTATCCTCAACCCAGTAACGGCCATCATGGTTCGCCATGTAGGCTTCACTTGTACCCTTATCGGAGTTCATGTTCCGATGGGCCTTCATACCATTGACTTCAACACCTAGGTCAGTACCTTTGGTACGTTCCTTGTATCGATAGTCAAGTAATGCTTTACCTGCCAAGGCAATAGCACTGGCCAAGGCTACCCAAGGACCTGCAGCCGCTAATGTAGCAAGTCTCATGAATTTCAATGCCGTCGTTACGGACTGAATTACAGTAACAGCGATGCCAGCTTCAAAACTAAATTTCACTACCCCAGAGATAGCTTCCTTTTGTTCGGTGGCCATGCTACTATAGGACTTCGTTAAGTCGATAGCCCATTGCGTGTAGTCCATAATCACTGGCAATAACTCTTGACCAATCATGATAGCCAAACGCTTACCAGTCTGTTCCATGTCCTTTAATTGGCGATTAAACTGCGCCGATTTCTTAGCCGCTTCATCGTCAATAATAAGGCCCATAGCACGTGCTCGGTCCTCGACTTGCTTCATCGCCTCTGCAGACATATTCAACATGCCATGAAGTTGGTACCCGGTTTTACCGAACAATTCCATTTCAACGCGAGTTTTTTCCGCGCCATCCTTCATGCCTCTTAGGCGTTCTTGGATAATCTGGAATACTTCAAGAGTGTTCTTCCCCTGAATCTGATCAATACTAATCCCTAACCGACTGAACATATCGGTCGCAAGCTTCCCCTCAGCCGAAGCTGTTTGCATTTTATCTTGAGCGTTTGATACCGCCTTCGCAAACTTGGCAAACGCCGTAGTGCTTACGTCGGTAGCGACACCCATATAGTTGGCCACGGATATAAAGGTACTAGCTTGCTCAGCGGTGGCACCTGTTAAGGACTGCATTTTCTTAACAGATAAATTCCAATCGAGTGCCTCCTTTGCAAGCTTGGAACCTAGACCGGTAATACCTGCACCGGCTCCAATGGTCAACATTTCAGTTTTTAATTTCGCGAGCTCTGCAACTGTACCCTTAGAGGCGGCTGCGATTTTTTCCAAACCGGCTTGCGTATTCTTATCGGTCAGTTGCACTACGATATCTACTACATTATTCGACATCCTTATTCATCGCCTCCATTTCTAATCCCTCTAATATCCACATGAGGCTGAATAACATCGGACCCAGATTGATATTATTCATTTCCGCAACGGTGCGGATGGCTGGATAATCAAATCCTGCTAGCCCTCCTGTGTGATATATGCGTTGACTGCGTGATAGGGTATACAGTTTCATAGCCAATTTTGTACCAAATAATAGGTGCGGAGGATTGTATTCACACTCCGAACAGTCGAAGGCCTGCCGGGTGGCGGACTGTAACTCCCTACACCCTTGGCAATACTTCGGACGGTCAGAGGACATCCACCCCCACACCTCTTTTAGTTTTTTTCCGTTGCATCTTGTACCTGGAAGGTAGCAGTAATAACTTTACCTGCAAAGTCCATAGCTTCCTTATCAGATACAGTATTAAGGTCCTCATCACTGAGGCCATATACATCCATCAAGATGAACCGCATAATGTCACGGCTACGAATGATACCTGCTAGCTGATCATCTTCTTCGACTGGGCAATATACGAAGTCCAATCCTGCTTTAATCAACATTTCACGTTCAGACCATGTGAGGGCTCTTGCTTTTAGTTCCTTACCTTGAATCTTCATAGTTACCTCCTATTAATACGATGCTTGTGTATTCGTTAATTCGAATAGAATAGCAGATGCTTCCGCAGCATCACCGTAGTACGCTTTGAATGGCATTTCGATGTTAACGCCTTTAGGGCCATCAATACCCGGGGAGTTACGTTCGTAAATCAATTCAGGTAATTTGATTACCAAAGAGTTAGCGCCTTTAGTAAGCGTTAATTCAAGACTAGATTCTGTACCATTTACAGCTTTATTTAAAAGGTCCATATTTTGGAAGAACGCTTTTACTGTACCGGATACACCGGCAATGCCTGTATCAATATACGTACGGAAGCCCTTACCACCAATGGCGTAAGAATCACCATCAAGACCAAAGTCAATGTTAAGGCTTAAGGACAAAATGTTAGCTACTGTCACACCGCCTTCTTTGATTGTGGCTTCAAGGTTTTCAAACGGAGTAAATGCAATTTGCGTAGGTGCTGTATCGAATGGCACTGCCGCCATTGTTTCCTTACAGCCCATTACATCGATAGTGGCTGTTAACTCGGAGTCACCGCCGAAGTTAAGCGCCATTTTGTTCATACGAACACCGCTAAATTGTTGGTACGTACTGATATCCTTATAGCCTTGTTCGAACGTTGCGGACGGCATATCCGGACCGATTTTGAACACATGCTTATGCGCGGAACCTGCACCGGCTGTGGAAGTAGGCGCGCCAAAGGCTAATTTCAACCAATAGCCGAAGCCGATTACATCGACCGGTGGCGTAATACTACCGGATGCATCGATGTTACCACGGCTAGGCGCAGCTGGATTTCGCGTACCGCGAATTACATTAGAATCATTTAGATTTTGACTTGCTTTTAAAGAGGAGCTAATGATTGGCATAACCACGCCACCGGTGGACGGTGTAACGCCAAAGTCAGTCTCAAAAGCCATTGTTAATTTGGATTGTGCGCCTTGCGCACGTTTAGCTACTGCCATGTTATCCTCCTATTAATATTCAACG